GCATAAGCCTTGAGGGCTTTACGGGCATCATCGGCTGTCGCGCGCTTTTTCTTCTCAACCTTGGCTTCTTCAACCTCGGCTTCTTTCTTTTCTTCCACCTTAGCTTCAGGCTTCTTCTCTTCGGCCTTGGCCTCGGCTTTCTTCTCAACCTTGTCAGCGGGTTGAGCGTGGGCTACCTGGCCAACGACCTTGAGGTCAGTGCCTTCGGGCAGCGTGAAGTTGGTCACATGGACGCCCTGTTCATTAAGGGACTCAATGCCCTCAGCGATACGTTCCAGCAGGCCAAGCGACTTCGCCATATATTCATTGATGTCCATCGGTACTCTCCTTCAGTGTTTCACGGGTTGGTGTTTCGAGGAGTCAATGTTACCGCTCGATAATGCACTGCGAAGCCACCGTCTGGGAGATGTTGGTCGGCTCTCCCTTGAAAAACGCAATGCGTTCGTCGGCTTCAAAACGCAATGCGTCCAGGCATTATTATCGTCCGGCCTCAACCGCCAACCAGTCATCTCATATAAGGAGCGCACCATGGCATCTCTTTGCCAACAAATGTCTTTGCGACTCTCCTCTCATCATAAGGAGCTTATCCGCTCTAAGCTTGATGAGCTGAGGAAAGTCAGCAAAGACCCAGAACGTGTGACAGAGGCAGACGCCGCTCGAGCATTGATAGAAGAAGCCGGTAAAACTGGCCCCTTAACCGCGGAGGCAGCAGAGTGAGTAAGACAGATAAAAAGAACCCGCGCGTAGGGGACATGCGCGCGTATATAGATAGTGGCCTTCAACTCATACCCCTTCACATCTGGAATGCTGTCGACCGTAAGGGCCGAGACCGTGGCAAAACTCCACGCGATGGCGCCTGGCAAGCCAAGGACTACGACTCCGCAGGAGTGATTGAGCTTTGTGCCAAAGCAGGTATAAACGCCGGGGTGCGCTTGCCGCCGACAATCATGGTCCTCGATGTGGACCCTCGCAACTTCCCTGCCGGCCGCGACTCCCTGGCCGAGCTCGTTGCTGACATGAAGCTGGACCTGTCCGTCGCTCCACACGTCATCACCGGTTCGGGCGGTCATCACTATTACTTCACCAAGCCTGCTGACGCAGACCTGATGGACAGTCTTGAAACCTACCAGGGCATCGAATTCAAGAGCGCGGGACGCCAGGTCGTTTCAGCGGGCTCTATCCACCCTTGTGGCAAGCATTATGAGTGGGACGATTTTGCCCCGTCCCTGGATAGCATGCCGCCTATGCCGGAAGTGCTCATAAGGCTGTGCCGTCGTCCAACCCGGGCGCACGGTGATGCTTCGGGCCTCGGAGAGCTCACACCAGAGATGCTCGCAGAGACCTTAGAGCAGATCGACGCCGAAGACTACCAAGACCATGACCTCTGGCGTGACTTGATGATGGCTTGTCACCATGCTACTAACGGCGAAGGTCGGCAGGAGTTCATTGAGTGGTCTACTGGCGACGCTAAGTACCAAGATGACGCATGGTTGATCGGACGTCGCTGGGATTCACTCCATGCAACCTCCGGCCGCGGTGGCCGCCCTGTCACAATCAAGTTCCTGCATAAGATTGTCCAAGAAGCTGGTGGCGAAGTTGCTCGCACAGCCCCTGAAGACGACTTTGAAATTTGGGAGGACCCCTCCGAAGCCGGCCACGGTGTTGATGATGCGGTTCTACGTGCCGAACCAAAATCAGAAGGCATTGCCGCCGTCATGGAAGACATGAACGACTTGCATTGTGTTGTGATGGAGGGTGGCAAATTCCGCATCTTTACTGAAGAGATGGACCCTGTGCTAGGTCGTCCATTCTTTCAACGCTCCACAAAGGAAGACTTCGAGAACCTCTATTGCAACCAACTCGTCGAAATTCATGACAAGCTGGTGACGCGTTCCTCCTATTGGATTCGTAACCCAAACCGCAGGCAGTACAAAGGCATCATATTCGACCCTGAGCGTTCGCATGAGGGCTGGTTGAACTTGTGGCGCGGTTGGGCGGTGCAGCCTGTCAAGGGTGATTGGTCTTTGCTAAAGGAGCTTATTCTTGAGGTCCTAGTTGATGGCGATCAGGGGCACTACGAATACGTGATCGACTGGCTGGCCTACATGGTGCAACATCCGTCACGGGCCGCAGAAGTGGCTATGTGCTTTCGTGGAGAGAAAGGTACAGGCAAGGGCACATTGGGGCGGGCAGCTGCTGCGCTGGCAGGATCACACGGGCTGCACATCTCCTCCCCTGAGCACCTTGTCGGCCGCTTCAACTCTCACCTGCAGAACTGCATTTGTCTGTTCGCGGATGAAGCCTTCTGGGCAGGTGATAAGGCAGGTGAAGCTAAGCTCAAACAGCTCGTGACCGAACCGACCATCGCCTACGAAGGCAAAGGTCGTGACGCGACGATGGGCAAGAACCACGTCCACATTATCATGGCTGCAAACGGCGATTGGGTTGTGCCTGCCGGTTTGGATGGTGAACGCCGTTTTGCTGTGTTCCAGGTCTCCTCTAAGCGCCGTGGCGATAAAGACTTCTTTGGCGCGCTTAACCATCAGCTCTATGCTCAAGGCGGGCTAGAAGCTATGCTGTGGGACCTCCTACAACGTGATATTGCTGGATGGGCTCCTCGTGACAATGTACCTGCCACTTCTGCATTGATTGACCAGAAAGTGCAGACCATGGATGATGTCGAGCGGTGGTGGTACAACAAGCTACTAGACGGGATGGTCCCCAATGCTCGCGGCGATTGGCATGTGGAGGGAGTCGTGGTTGTCAAAGAGCATTTGCGTGGAGACTATCTGGACTTCGCCAAAGAGCAGAGGGTCTACCGGCCGGCTGATCCTGTCGCGTTCGGCATGCGGCTCAACAAGCTCCTGGCAGGCGAGATGGTCAACACTCAGGTGAAGCCTGATGACGCAGACTACAATGTCAAGGTTGATCGCAAGGGTCGTGCCTCGGCTTCCAAATTGCCTGCGCTTCGTGTGTGCCGGGCCATCATGGAGACTCGCTTTGGTAGCAAAGTAAACTGGCCAGCAGACGATGCCTTAGACGAAGAAAGTGCCTAAGCGGTCTAGCGCGGTGGTTTGATGGAGTCGGCCACCGCGACGCTCTTTTGCTTGAAGAGGAGCGCGACGCTTGAGCTTTTTGTCTAAGCGTCTGAGTCCCTTAAAAGCTCAGTCTAGATCGAGCTTAGACAGACAAAAGCATATAAATCAAGGCTTTAGGCGCTGTACTAAGGCTGTTTAGGCTGTACGGACCTTTGGCTATGTTTTGTCCCAGGAAAATACACTTTATTGCACAGTGCCGGATCGGCCGATTATGGCTTAGATAGCTTAGATGCCTTAGATTGTGCTGTAAGTTATTGTTTTTATTATATTTATTTATCTAAACCTTTTTAAATAAAGGTTTAGATAGTATTAGATTTTACTGATCCTTTCTACTATAAATGATTTTTTGATGATTTTACTGGAAGTAATAGGTTTTACTGGGATTTTATAGGACTTTGAGCAAATCTAGGGCAATTTGAGGGATTTGGTCAACACGCTCGCCTTGGGAGTATTGCAGTGATGCTGTGACAGCTATTCGAGTGCGATCGTGGCCGAACGGGCGGGGCGGCAGAACAGGTCCAAGCTGGTGCGTATAAACGCAAACCCAGTAAAAGCTGCCTGTCCGCGTGCCGTTTTCCGAAGGTGCTCAGAAACGCAAACCCAGTAAAAGCTGCCTGTCCGCGTGCCGTTTTCCGCCAGAGGCCATCCGATAAGGGTCGCGCGCGAAGGAAGACTGGAAACAGCTTCCAGCGTCGCTGGCTTACGCTCTAGGCCGGGAGCGGTACCATCGCGACAATACACCAACATTTAAGGAGGTCGTGATGACCATCAAAAACATGTCTGACGATGAGCGTCGCTTCTTAGTGGAGCGTGGCCCAATCTCCGAGCTCGAGCTAGCCGAGTGGGAGCTTGAAGGCCTTTCTGTTCAAGATCGCATGAGCTTGGAAAAACGCCGCCTGTTTTTACGGGCGTTTGCTGTGCGCGGTATCGTGCTTGAAGGCTGTCGAGCAGCGGGAGTAAGCCGAGGCGCCATGGACCACTGGAAAGCCACCTCCGAATGGTTCTATGAGCTCTACCAGATTGCTATCGAGGAAGCGGCTGACCGTATCGAAGCAGAAGCCATGCGCCGTGCCGTGGATGGCTACGACGAACCGGTGATCTACCAGGGCATGCCTACTTCAGTCACCGACCCGGTCACCGGCGAGCAGCGCATGCTCACTGTCCGCAAATACAGCGACGCCCTGATGGCTCTGGTGCTTAAAGGTGCTCGCCCTGAGAAGTACCGCGACAACCATAAAGTGGAAGTCGAAGGCACTGGTGGCGGCGTTCTTATTGTGCCAGGTGTGATTGATCCTGAGGCCTGGGCCA